TTACACAGGAACCTTATCGGAGGCCATTTCCTCAAAAATGTTTACTGTCTCATTTTCATCTCTTTCTCGCAGCTCTTTAATTAAGTGGGCATACGTGCTGGAGGTGGTTTCTATGTCAGAGTGCCCCAGCCTTGCGCTTACATAATAAATCGATACCTTTCTATAAAGCAGCACGCTTGCATGAGTGTGCCTTAAACCATGAACTGTGATCGGGGTAATACTTAATTCGGTTAAAACCTTTCTGAGCAGCTTATTTACATTTGTATTGCTGATGACTTTATACTTTGATGATGCACTATAAAAAACAAGCCCATGAAGGTTGTTTGGTGTTACTTCGAATAAATGCTGAAAAGCCATCATTGTTTGCTTGTTCATTTTCACTACTCGGTTAGATTGTTCATTCTTCGTTGGTCCAAATCCTGATTGATGCCTTTTCGCATAGCCCCAAGTTTTATTAACAGTAATTGTGTTGTTTGAAAAATCAAAATCTTTTCTGGTGAGGGCAACCGACTCCCCAAAGCGAAGTCCTGAGGTTAATCCTAATAGCAAAAGATAATAGCCCAGGCCTCTGTCTAACCTTTTATATAATTCCTTGGTTAGTCTTATTGAATCTGAATAATTCAAGTACTTCTCTTCATCTTTTTTTGCCGGCACAGTCCAGGTCTTTACAGCTTTTCTTGTAAAGTTTATTTTGATAATACCTTCTTCAATAGCATCCTCAACACAGGCTTTAATATGCGAATGTAATTTTTCAACGCTTTCCTGTCCTTTTGTCGCCCCATAATTATTTAGAAATTCCTGATAGTCATGCCTCTTTATTTTCTGGATAGGCATACTGCCGAAATATTTTCTGATTTCTTGTAAGGTGTAGGCGTAATGTGATAGCGTCGGACCTTTCAAGCGTGATCTATAGAGTTTTACCCATCTCTCGAAGTATTCATCAAATGGGGTGGTTATATCAACGCCTGGAGCGATGCCTTTGCTTAGTTTTGCCTCAACCTCGGCAGCAGCTATCATAGCTTCTTTTTTTGTTGTGAATCCGCCTTTACGGATTGGTTTTGGTTTCGCGCTCACACAATACTGCCATGTTTTACCGCGCTTTAGGAAACTAGCCATTTTCTCACTCCTATAGGAACTTGCTCAAGTAATAAGATAGCACTAATTAGCTTTATTTTAAAGATTCTTTTAAATAAGCTTTTCGCTTAGTTAACCAATGTAAAATGAGGTATAATAAGTATTAAGAGGAAAAGTTATGCTTTAAAAAATCAAAAAATTCTAAATATAACCGTCACGGTTCGACAAACTTTTTATTATTAAAGTGGTAAATTGGTATTGAAAAGGTGATGTTATGGCAGTCAAAGAAAAGACTAATATTGAACATTTACAAGAGATATTAAAAAAGAACAACGAGACTCAAAAAAATCTAGCTGACAGGATCGGAATAAGCGAGAGCTATTTAAGCAAGTTTTTCTCCGGGAAAGAAATTGCCTTTTGGATGATTCGGAAAATTGTTCAAGCAGTAGACCCTGAGAATGAAACAATCATCATGAAGGAATATTGTTTAAGTGGGGTTAAAAAGAAGAATTTCGCTCCTGCTTTGGAATACTGTTATGCTAAAAAACTTTTTGATGTAATTCATATATTGATAAATAATAAGAACAAGGATAGTATGTGGTCTATTATATACCAGCTTATTTTAAGGTATAGATTAGAATTAGGTAGTATAGAATTTCGAAAAGAATTGGATAATCTGCAGCCTGATGGTATTGAGACACAAACGTTAATCGAGATTTTAAAGATGTATCTTAACTATGATGTAGGAAAATACGAGATCACTCTTTATCAAATTGATAAAATACGAGAACAAATTAAGAATATTAATGATCCCTTCCTTACATTGTCCTTTTCAGCTAGGTTAGAAGAAGTATTACTAAACATATATTTAAAACAGGAAAACAATATTGAAAAAGCTAGAAGATCAGCACGCATTTTACTTAAAGATGACATTAGTTTAAATTTGAATCTGCAGGCTTTTTACACTCTGGGCCTTTCCTATATGACCGAATCATATAAAACCTCTTTGCGCTATTACCAAAAGTGTATTGAAATTTTAAAAGAACATCCCGACCGAATGAAAGAGTTGATTCAAAATAAAGAAGAAATAGCCATACTACAGAAATTTTGGAATGAGCCTATAGATGAACAATATCAAGTCACGTCCTTTTCGAAAGCACTGGCAGCAGAAAAGGGGCTTGCTAGTTTTTATGAAGATGATTATTACAGAAAGTATGCTCTTCTTATTGATGGAATAAACGAAAAATCGAAGGAAAAGTTATTACTTTCTTTGTACCTGTTCACAGAGAAAAATGATAAATTTCGGGCAAACCTCCCAAAAATCCACTTGATAAAATTAGGAATAGATTTTAATATGGATTAGTAAGGAGGTGGAAATATGAAAAGATTTTCATTCTCTATTTTAATTTTAGGCGTTGTGTTATTCATGTTTTTAAACAGTCCTTTAGTCTCGCCAATTATTAAAGGAGATATACAAACCGCTGAAATTAAAGTAGGAGCTTAACCACTCACCTCAAAAAGCGCATATTAAATTTAAAAGACGCTGCCTTAAAAACAGGCAACGTCTTTCGTGCTTTTTGGGGGAATTTCCTTTTTGATAAAAAAATCAAAAAAGGAAATTGTTTAAAAACTATTTGTTTTAATTCTTTTTTAAAATATAATATATAGGAACGAATGTTCTGTCGGAGGTAACAAGAAAAATGACAATTGTATTTGAAGAACTTTTAACTATTATCAAACCGAATAACAAAGACCAGCAAAATCAATCTTCAGCTAAGTCATCCAAGAATTTAGCCTTAGATTCCCGGTAAGACTTTAAAGCGTTAAGCATAAATTCTCTTTCATCTTCTGTTATTTTATTGCCTTCGTTATCAATAATGTCTGCTTTCTTTATTACATCAAGGGTTAAATTCCTTGCAAATACTAATTCTTTTTCTTCTTCGCTCATTTTATTTAATTCATCTTCGTCTGTTGCGAAGTATGAAACATCGACATTAAAATATTTTGCAATTGTATTTAATTTTTCATAAGAGGGCTTTTTAATTTTATCTCCTGCTTCAAGTTTGGAGAGATACCCATGTGTTACACCTGTTGCATCGGCAAGTTGACGGAGAGTTAGCTTTTTTTGCTTTCTTAATTTTGCTATATTCCGTCCAATAATCTTATTTTTTTCCATCAGAAAGCAATCACCTTTCCACTCAACAGATTTTGTTTTTTACTGTAGTAATATTATAACATGCATTGTTTCCAATAGGATAAAAATTCACAAATAAGGGGTTTACAAAGCTGTATGCAAGATGATATATTGAGTTTGTAATGTTCCTATAGGAACCAAGAAGGAGGAGAAGCATTGGACAGCAATATGTTATTTGGTGAAAAAATTAAAAAAATCCGCAAAGAAAAAAACATGTCATTCAATGAATTTGCTAACTTTACAGGGTTTACTCCCTCTTATATCTATAAGTTGGAGACTGGTAAAATTAATCCGACTTTTAAAAGCATTAACCAATTCTGTGAAAAACTAAATGTGCCTGCAGGATATTTTTTTTAACCAAAATGTTTCTTGTAGGAACATACGGAGGGGAGAAATAAAATGGAACAACTTCTTGATGTTAGTCTTTCAATTCCTATTCCTGCTGACAAAATTCTCATTAGCAAGGTGGAACTTCAAGAACTAAGAGAACAATCGTTATCGGGGGTCTATTGGAACATGAAAGACCTTGAGAAAAAGACAGCACGTAAAAGCGAGTGGATCAAAGAAAACATTTTATACCCAAGTCGGTTTCGTAAAGTTTTAGATTCGGTAAACGGGGGCTTTGTATTTTACCCGCAAGCTAAAGGGCAAAACTGGAGCTTTCAAGCTTCTAAAATGGCTGCCTTTTTAGATAAGCACTTTGCTGAGATTTTCAACAAATAGCCGAAAGGAGAATACATGTGTTTTTAGAAAGCCACGTCTGGCTGCATAATCAAATTCACGTAATTATAAGTGAGTCTGTTAATACTCACGAAAGGGCAATTGCCGAACTAAAAGCCCAAGGCGGCACCTGCCTGTCTGATCAATGTCAGCAAAACACCCTCGGCTCTGTAATTGTCAACGGCAAGCGGTCTGTATGGTCTTTGACGAAGGCAGAGACCGCAACGCAAGGAGGGAGAAACAATGGCTAAATATCGCCACGTAAGAACCGAATTTTGGCAAGATCCGAAAGTGCTTGAGGAAATGACACCAGAGGATAGGTACTTTTATCTGTATCTATTGACGAATCCATTCACCTCACAAATAGGCATTTACTCGATCACCAAGAAGCAAATGGCTTTTGATATCGGACACTCTATTGAGTCCATAAACAGCCTTATGGATCGGTTTCAGCATCATCATCATTTGGTCGAATACAATCCGGGTACCCGAGAAATTGCCATTTTAAAATGGGGGCGTTACAACCTCAATAAAGCCGGGAAGCCTATGCTGGATTGCATAGAAAAAGAGTTGCGAGAGGTAAAGGATCGTTCACTAATCGAATTGGTTTATCCGCATATACCGAACGAGTCTATCAGGGAACTGTTTTCACGATACGTTGACGATACGTGTCACGATACGTCGACGTCAAGGGGACAAAAAGAAAAAGAAAAAGAAAAAGAAAAAGAAAAGAATATATATGTCCCCAAATTGAAATTTGAGGACGTCCACATCAATTTGGCAAAGCTCTTATTTTCTCTTATTCAGCGGAACAACCCAAAAGCGAAGGTCCCTAACCTTGAAAAATGGGCTAATCGTTTTCGCTTGATGATGGAGAACAGAGAGCAGCCGCGAACATACGAAGAAATTAAAGACATGATCATATGGACGCAAAACCATGACTTTTGGTTTGCGAATATCTTATCAGCTGATAAGCTCAATCAAAAATTTGATGACCTTACTATGCAAATGAAACGCGAACGGGGGAATGGACCACATGGAGGACTTCACAAGGGAGCGAGCAGCCGCGGTCAAGGGCGAAATATCTCGCAGGATGACATTCCTTACTGACGAGCACGGCAATCCTGTTTACTGCGATAAACACACCCGGATTATCGGTGGAGAAGAAAAGCCGTATCCAGTTCAGCTCATTAAACTTCGGGATGGCTCTGCAAAGTGTCCCATGTGCGAACGGGAACAGCGCAATAAGGAGATTGAGCATGAAACCGAGGAATGGCGCCGCCGGATGGATCAAAAGGTTTTATCTATGTATTCACTAATCGCTGATCCCACACTCAAAGAAGCGACGTTCTCGACATTCCAAAGTTATAACCATGAAGACGAGCGGAACAAGCGCCGGATGATGGAGCTTGTTAAGCAAGTGAAGGCGGGAGCCGTCATGAATGTCTTCTTAACGGGTGAATCTAACGCAGGAAAAAGCCATCTCGCTATGTCAGCCATTAAAGAGCTGAACAAGAGGGACGCAGAAGGATACGCTAAATCAGCGTTGTTTGTAAACAGTGACGCCCTTATGAGGCGAATAAAGAACTCATTCAAGGACAGCTCTGAAAGGCTTACCGAAGCTTTTGCGATCGAACTGCTGACAAGGGTTGATTATCTTGTCATTGACGATCTCGGGGCCGAGGTGGGCGACACAGACAACGAAAACAGGGCGGCAAATGATTTTATTCATCGCGTATGGTACGGCGTCTCTACAGGGAGGCAAGGCAAATTCACGATCGTTACAACTAATCTGTCCGGTGTGGCTCTGACTAAACTTTATGACAAGAAAGTCGTAAGCCGGCTCACGGCACACTTGGAAACAGTCAAATTCGAAGAGAAGCAGAAGGAAAGAAAAGGCCGTACTGCGCCCGCCCTGTCCTTTTAAGGAGGTGAAAACAGTTGATACAGGCAATCATGCCCGGCGTGCTGCAGATCGTCCCTGAACGCAAATTAACGGATGACCAGCGCAAAAAAGAAATAGACGAGCTTATCAAGATTCTTGATCAAAAAATAGCAGACTATCAGAACTTTAGGGGGGATGCAGTGTGAAACACGGGAAGCGCCCGACGCGCGCACAGAAAAATGTCATTAAGGCAAACGGATTAAACCCGAATAACTGGCTTGTAAGCAAAAATCTGCAGCATGAACACCGGCTTATTATCGTTCATCGGAATACAGGAACGCTCCGGAGGTGCTGGGCATGAGTCAGACGGTCAATGCTGAACGGTTCGAACTGGCTTTAGAAAATATGAATTATGAGTGGTCAATGGTCCAGCTGAAAAAGGTCGTTCAATACTGGCATGATGGGAAATCAATTCTTGATATGTCGGAATTATTAAACAGGGATTCGGATGAAATCATTTTGCTGGTCATGGACTTTGCAAGAAAAAACATCCTGCCCGCCCGTAAGAACGGTTTACGCGCTAACAAAAGAATTAGAATATCCGAGAAAACCATGAAAGATAAAATGTACCGACTACGCTATTTGTTTGAAGAAAGCCCGGTGTATATCCCTTTTCAGGACCTAAACTTCATGTTTTATGACAGCGAAATCAGGCGTTTCCGGGAGCTATGGGCGGCCGACGAGTCATATCTGAACATAGCAAAAGAGCTGAGACGGAATGAAGATGAAACGTTATTCCTTATCATCGACCAAGCAAAAAGAGACCTCATTGAGCCTCGGGAATCCGGCTTGCTCGGAAAGGAAGCGTCAGAAGATGAACGCAACAAGCAAAAGCTTCCGTTTTGAAAAAGCAACGGTCCAGCAACTTATGGTCATCGTACGTTATGAAGACTGCGCCCCGGAGGTACGGAACGCGGCTTTACAAATGCTGATTATGAAGGGAGTGGCAGACGTTTGGGACAGGCAGAACGAAAGCATTTAATGGAATGGCTTTTGCTTATCGGCTCTTATGGCAGAGATTTTTTAAACCGCCAGACAGATGAAGAGCTTGAGCGCTTATATAATCTTCAAATCAAAGGCATGAACAAAGAATAGGAGGACAGCACCATGACAGAAAACAAAAACTTGCGTCGGCACGGCGAAGTCACAACACGGGTGATGAGCGAAGAGGAACGCGTTGAGTATATAAAAAAACACCCAATCATTCCGACGGAAAAACCAAAGGTTGGCATACAGCTATTCCCGTCAAACTATTGGATGTAAGGACGGCCGCTAAAGCAACCGCCACCGTATGAATAATAAAACCTAGACACTTTTATTATACCATACGGAGGCTTTGAACATGCAGCCAAAACATATACCAATCAATCAAAATACAGGTATTTCTCAATTTATTGAGCCGGGGAAGGTGTCTGTCATCGTGTTAGACGGCAACCAAAACGCCGCGTATGTCGTTGAGGCACCCGAACACGGCAAAACAATCATTCAAACAGTAAAAGGCGGCCTGGCTCGTTGTGATTACGAGATCGGCCATAAATTCAATTAGCAGGGGTTTTCCCCTGCGGGGGAGGAACGGAACATGTATCAAAACGAGATTGCCCGCAAGTGTGAACGCTGCGGAAAAATATATTATTCAGCTCAATGGGTCGTATGCAAAACATGTCTTTTAGACCGGGAGGCCCGAGCATGAAAGAATTCAAAATCAACTTGTCAAAAGGTGAGGTTTTATATACCGGCTCTTACATTTGCACCCTTTCGAAAACGGCGGCCAGTGCACCTGAGCAAATTTCTTTAGAAGCAGCAGCCGAAAAGCTCGCGGAAGAGTTAATCATGCAGCAGGCTATGAATCGGGAGCATCAGCGGCAGCAAGATATTGCGGCCAATCAATTCCGGCAGGCACAGAAAGATATTAAGTTGCTGCAGGCGGAGAACAAGCGTTATAGAAACGCATTAGAATTTTACGCTGATGACACGACATACACAAATGAATTTGAAGACTGTCCGCCCGCTATTGATATGGATTGGGGCGCCGTTGCGAAAATAGCATTGGAGGGGGCTGCGGAATGAAAATTACAGTAGACAAAAAAGTGAAGAAGTTCTATCTAGCCTTTAGTAATACACGTAAGCCAAAGGATGGCAAATGGAAGCCGGCGGTTGGCCATGAAATTCAAGTTGGAAAATACCGTTTCTGCGCGATTCCAACGTTCGATCATATTAACGTGTCAGAGGTAACAACCGGACTACAGGTCCTTAAAATTCCGATGACACCTTCAATCTATCAAAAGACACTCGACAAAGAAGACACACTGAGACTTTTTGAAAGTGTCGGTGAGGATTTAATCAAAATCATTAAAAAGCAAAGTGCGGCTGATCTTGATAAAAGTCTTATTGAGAAAAGAAGAATCATATTCAGCATGCTTGGCGAAATGCCGCCGATTGAAGTTTATGACATGGAGGGAGCTGCGGAGTGATGCCATTACAAGTAGAACTGCAACGGAACGTGAAGGCCACGAAGGACGAAGCAATGACCGTCGAGCAGGCGGCCGAGCTTTTGAAGGTTCACCCGGACTACATTCCGACGCTGGTCGCTCGGTCTGACGATCTGAAAATGATTGGCGATCATACCATTATCGCTAAACGGGATAAAACAAATATCTGGCTTGTCGGGGCATGTGTGGGGCTTTTCTTCTTCGCTGTCGCTGTCCTGCCGGGATTGATGGGGTGACAGCATAACCGGTTTAGGAAAACCTCTTCAATACCTGTTTAAGTGAACACATGACCAAATTTGCAAGTATAAACACAAAATAGGAGGAAATCAAAATGAATCTTGAACAAAATATCAAAGATGTAATCGCAAAACAAATGGAAGAAGGAATGGTTGAAAAACTGGTCGCAGAACAACTGGAAAAAGGAATTTCAAAAGCGCTTGAAAATTTATTCTCAAGCTATGGCGATGTGACCGAGATTATCAAAAGCAAACTAAAAAGCGTCATCGTCCCATACTTAGAAAACTATGATTACTCGGATTACATCACAAAGCTTGATCATGTGCTGGTCGGAGTATTACAAAATACAACCATAGAAAACCGTAACCTGCTAAACAATTTCAAGGGATTGATGTCAGGAGAGACAGAAAAAACAATCAAACTGTCTGACCTCTTCGAAAAGTGGATGAACTATGTTGCAAAAAACGTTGAGACTGACGATCTGGAAGTAGAATTTGACGATGGACCTGAATATGAAGCGGTTGAGGTATCTGTAAATGTTGAACGTAACGAGGATAGAAGTTGGAGTTCGTTTGAGCATGCAACGATTTTATTTGAGTGTGATCACGACGAAGAAATGAACTTTGAAATACCGATTTCCTTTTATAAGAACGGAACAGATAAGGAATGGGATTTGAGATACAACTCAGTTCACGACTTGAAATCTCTCAGACATCTGAACGAATTTGAAATTCTTCTCATGAGATTATCGCAAAACGGCGTGGGGATAATCCTTGATATTGAATGGGAAAATGATGCAGTTACGCCAGAGAAAGAACCGGAACCAAGTTTCTAAAATGATACCGTCATATGATAAGTGCCGGATATGAAGACGGAGGAATTGCCGAATATGATGAGTACAATAACATGCTTCAGGACTTCTTTGAGAACGAACTAATTGACTTACTTCCGAAAAAAGCGCTTCAATGCATCATAGAAAAGTTTGAGGAGATACACGAATCCGGACCATGGGATGGTTGTCTTTTGACAGGGAATTATTGAGGAGGGCGCGGAATAATGGTTAAATTCACAAGGGATCAGAAGAGAGCGTTTGAAGAAATGATCAAACTTAAATCAATGACCGATAAAGAAACAATAATCCGCGCTATTTTATTAAGGGGTTACGGAGAATTTAAAGGTGTGTTTTCTTCGCTCAATGAAGTTAACGTCCTAGATATTATAGAAGCTGTAATCACGGAAAAATATGAACTTGTCGAGGAAGAAAAGCCGCTACAGGTGATCAGGAAGCGCCTTGATGTATTCATACACAATATGGAGATCGTTCGGGAACAATACCCTTCCTTTCATGTTGATGGCGTTCTAGCAGGTCTGAGGGACGTTGCTGAAGAGGTTTCGGATTTGATTGAAGGAGAAAAGGGGACCGCGGAGTGAACTACATTATCAAAATCGGCAAATACTATTACGTAAAAGATTATAGGTTTTATTCTAGTACCGGAGAAATTGCATTGCTGACTACTGATAAAGCCAAAGATGCGCTTCTATGGGATGAACCCGCCGATGACACAGCTAATTCACTTGCAGAAATGATTGGCGGACGAATGATACCAGTAATTTAGCTCAGAAAATTAAATAAGTCCAAGACGGAGAGCCTGCGGACACTGATCATTGCACAGAATCACTGTGCTCTGATTGGTGTCCGTTTTTTATTTGAACGGAGGGACGGCATGAAAGCGAAGAAAAACGTCACGCTGAGCATTGGTTTTAAAGAAAAACAGCCATCGTCACGCAAAAGTATCGAAAAAAAGCCACAGAAGCTTACTGAGAGAGATTTAAAGAACCTAATGGGAATAGACAGACCAATATACAAAAGAGGCCGTGGCGGGGCTTTTAGACAGCAATAATAATGGGAGGGAAATGCTATGGATAAAAACAACAATGAAAATAAAATGGACCAATTGAGATTGAATATACCTCAAATTGACGAAGAAGCAACGAGAACGAAAGCAGAAAAGCTGCTCGAACAATATCGCATGTACTTGTTACAAGTGCCGGAGGATTTTTTGCCGAAAGTGACCGCAACATACAGCCTTGTTCCGCCCAGCTTTTCGAATGAATTTCATTCCTCCACAGAAGACGCAGCATTAAAACGCATGGATTGGGAGATTGAGAGGGACCGGTTTTTAAAGAGAATACAAAGAGCGGTTAACCGGCTTTCCCAAAAGGAGCGGCAAATACTTGTCATGCTCTATATGCAGAATGAAGAAATGTATGATTATGAAGTCTATGCAGAGATGAGACTCAGTCAGCGGAGCTACTACCGGACGAAAGCAAAAGCATTTTACCGGCTGGCCTTTGCTCTTCGCGTGGAAGTCTATAAGGACGGGGGCGCGCCGGAATGAATTTTGTTCAGCCGATAAGGGACTTAGATCAGATATATTATATTAAAAAGTACCTGAAAGAACGGAGCGAACGGAATCACCTTCTTTTTGTGGCCGGAATTAATTCAGGTCTGCGCATATCAGACTTGCGGCTTTTAAGGGTTAGGGACGTGAAGCGTATGTATATCGACCTCCGGGAGCAAAAGACCAGTAAACAAAAGCGAATCAAAATCAATAAAGCATTAAAGAAGGCTTTTGCTGATTATATCAAGGACAAGGATGATCAAGAATTCTTGTTTAAAAGCCGCGAAGGACTAAATAAACCGATAAGCCGCAGTATGGCATATAATATTTTAAGGGAAGCGGCTGATTATGTTGGCCTTGATGGTATCGGGACTCATACAATGAGAAAAACTTTCGGATACTGGCACTATAAGAAATTCAAAGACGTTGCCTTGCTGCAGGAGATATTTAATCATTCAAGCCCTGACATTACGCTCAGATACATCGGAATTACTCAAGACACCATGGATCAAACAATGGATGCATTCAGCTTATAAGCTCATCTGTTTAAAAAAACAGACGGGCTTTTTTTATGCCTTTTCCTATGAATAAACCATATTGAGAAAATGTCAAACTCATTTTAGAGAAATGAACTAAACATAGTGGTGGCAAAGGATTCAGCGATTCGGGGAATTGGACACAATATAACATATGGGTAATTCGTGGATTGTGTGGATAAATGGAAAATTTGGGCGTTTTTCGTGGTATTATCGTGTTACAGGAGGTGAGCGGCATGAGTAGAGGCGCAACAGGTTCAGCGTTAGAAGAGAAAGGCATGGTTTGATAGAACGATACCAAGTAATGAAGGGGTGAGCGGGATGACTGCAGCAGAGCAAAAAGGAATGTACTAAAAAGATTTTGGCAGAAAGATGGCACGATAACGGCACACCATTTTGTTTTAGATAAGGTATTATGGTAATAGGTAATAAACAGGCAGGCGCTTTCCCGATCGGGAGGGCGCTTTTTCTATTGGAGGGATAATATGAGCGGCATTGGAAATCCGTCTTACAAAGAAGTAAAACAATGGGTAATGCTTGATCCATGCGGAAACGGAATAATGTCTATGTCTATCTTACAACGGCGGTTCAGAATCGGTTATGTTAATGCGGCAACACTCATGGAGCGGCTTGAAGAGGAAGGGATCGTTTCACCTTGGGACGGCTCGAAACCCAGAACAATCATAAAACAAGAATAATAACTAATAGAAATATGTACTAAATATTCAGTGTCGTCTGATAGGATGGCGCTTTTTACATGGTGGGAGGTGAGAGTGGTGACCAAGGAAAAACCGTCTAAGGATGATCTTATCTGGAATAAAGAATTAGGCATTTATATTCTCCCAAAAGATAAATGATGCTGAGAGCGGCTTCCGTATGTGGAGGTGTTGAAATGGCTAGGAAAATACAATTAGATGAGCGAACAACGTTAACAAGCGAAACAAGTGCAGGTGTTTTAGAATGGTTTGGCTATCCCGAAAAGAACTCATTCGAAGATATTCAAGAAATAATTATGCGGCACTATGAATTGAAGAAAAGTGAGCCAACGGATGTTTTATTTGGCGAGAAACATAATCCACTTTTTAAGCCTACGGCGTATGTACTAAAACATATTAGCGAGAGAATGGAAGTACCATTACAACCAGATCAAAATGGAATAGTAGCAGTAAAACAACTATGAGCATCCTTTGGGGTGCTTTTTTATATTCTCTGTAAACTGCGTCCGGTAAGTCTCAGGATGGACATTCGGCGGTTAACGGCTTGAGTGCGGGGGCAGTTTAGAAAGAATATGAAGGAGGGTGAGGAGTAATGAAAAATGGTGGCAATTATAAAGCGTCATTGCTACAGATCGAGATTGATCATATTGATGCTGTGCCTCGCGTCTTTTATAAGGGCGAACAGATCGAAGGGATTGTTCATGCGCACTTTTCCTTCTTAACAAATACCGAGACAATTATCCCGACACATATTGATATTAAATACGTGGATAAGGAAAACGCGCCCGAGACCAAAGCTATTATTTATAATCGTGATGTACTGAAAGAATAGGCTTGGCTAAGGAATTTGCAAAGAGCTTCTACAATAGTAGCGCATGGAAAAGGTGTAGAGCTTCTTACGTTGAAACAAAGCAAGGTCTGTGCGAGAGATGCAGAGAACCAGGAAACATTGTGCATCACATTGAGTATTTGACGCCATACAACATTAACAATCCTGATGTGACTTTGAATCATGAGAATTTGGAACTGCTGTGTGCGACATGTCACCAGCACGAACACTATTTAAGGAATAGTCCAACGGTTGAAGGCGTCATGTTTGATGAGCAAGGAAACCTAATTAAAAGGGATGCCCCCCCATTCTGAAATAAAAAACAAGCCCGCTGGAGACCGAGAGGAGGGCTTCAAAAAATACACGGGTCATTTCGCGTGACCCCCTACCCCATTGACAAGGTAAGAGAGGTGTGATATATGCCGAAAAAGAAAGAATTAACAAAAGAAGAAAGAGTAAAAAAAGAAATATCGAGACTTAAAAGGATTTTCAAAGAAATGCCGAAAGATGCGCTTGCAGTTGTAGACGGTTTGATTGTTGAGGCTGCTGATCTTCGCGTCCGCTTAGAAGATATACGGAAAGACTTGGATGAAAACGGGTATGATGAATTATTCAGTCAGTCTGAGGATCAAGTACCTTACGAAAGGGAACGCCCACAGGCGAGGCGATACATTCAGATGAACAAAAACTTTCAATCAATCATGAAGCAGTTAGGGGATTATATCCCTAAACCTCAAAAGGAAATCAAAGAGGATGACGACGGCTTCAATGATTTTGTGAATAGCCGATGAAGCTGAAGCGATACCCAATTTCATACAACCCAATTTTGGAATACTGGTCAAAGATTGAGAGCGGCGAGGAAGTTGTAAGTCTAAAGGTAAGGCGGATTTACAAAAAACTTGCTGCAGATGTTTACGATCAAGATTCTGAATACGAGTACAGCGGAAGCCGTGCCAATCATGCAATTGAGTTTATCGAGAATTATTGCAAACACTCAAAAGGGAAATGGGCAGGACAACCGATTGAACTCGAATTGTGGCAAAAAGCTTTTCTTGCTGCGACATTTGGATTTATACACAAAGTAGACGGCACGCGAAAACATCGTGAGGTCTTTTTGGTCGTTGCACGGAAAAACGGAAAGTCAACCCTTTCATCAGGGATTTGTTTGTATCTTCAAGTTGCTGACGGAGAGGGCGGCGCAGAGGTTTATGCAGTGGCGACAAAAGAAAGTCAAGCTAAAATCGTTTGGTTGGAAGCAAAGAAAATGGTTAAGAAGTCGCCGGCATTAGCCAAAAGAATGAAAACACTTGTGAAAGAGATAACGGCAGATTTTAATGAAAGTTCATTCAAACCGGTGGGATCTGATTCTGATACGCTTGACGGCCTAAACGTTCATGGTGCTTCTCTTGACGAAGTTCATGCTTGGAAGCATAAAAATCTTTATGACGTTATCGTTGACGGAACCACATCGCGCGAACAGCCTTTAATTCTCATGATCACAACAGCCGGGACAATTAGGGAATCGGTGTATGACATGAAATATGACGAGGCTGAAATGCTGCTCAACGGCATTGACGATCCTGACGGATATAAGGACGATCGTTTCTTACCGATTATCTATGAGTTGGACAAGCGGGAGGAATGGACGGACGAAAGAAACTGGAAAAAACCCAATCCAGGGCTTGGAACAATCAAAAAATTAGATGCTTTAAAAACAAAAGTGAACAAAGCGAAAGCCAATCCATTGCTGGTGAAAAACCTGCTTACCAAAGATTTTAACGTGAGAGACACAGCAACAGAAGCGTGGCTCACATTTGAACAGTTAAATAACCCTGCTACGTTTGACCTGACAGCATTAAAACCAAGGTATGGCATAGGCGGATGTGACCTATCAAGTACGACAGACCTGACCGCGGCCAAGGTTATTTTTATGGTTTCAGGAGATCCACACATCTACGTTAAACAAATGTACTGGCTACCGGAAGATTTGCTGGAAAAACGAGCGGCTGAGGATAAAATCCCCTATGATATATGGCACGAAAACGGTCTTCTCAGAACAACACCAGGTAACAGTGTGCACTATAAATATGTCACAGAGTGGTTTGTCGAGATACAAAATGATCATGACATATATTTGCCGTGGATCGGTTACGACAGATGGTCCGCAAAATATTGGGTAGAGGAAATGCAGGGTTTCTTTGGTATGGATGCAATGATTCCGATAGCTCAAGGGAAACAGACATTGTCCGGCCCAATGAAGCTGCTGGGTGCCGATCTTGAAAATAAAATTGTTAATTACAATAACAATCCAATAGATAAATGGTGTTTAAGCAATACAGCGATTGACATTGATAAGAATTTAAACATCCAGCCTGACAAAACAAACAACCAACGCCGAAGAATTGACGGAACAGCGGCGCTTTTGAATGCTTATGTTGTTTTACAAGAGAAGCGGAATGATTACATGAACTTGATTTAAGGAGGTGAGAGTGAATTCATGGGGCTATTTGATTGGATGTTCCCTAAGAAAGAACAAAAAATCACACATCGGCTTGAAATGATTAGCGATAGCGGAAATGGCTTTTACTCATTCGGCGGCAACCTGTACAAGTCGGATATAGTAAGGTCTTGTATTCGGCCTTTCGCTAAAGCAGCCGGGAAAATGGTTGCTAAACATATCTTAGACAACAAACAAAATGGTGTTTTTAAAGTGAATCCGAATGTTAATATTCGTTTCTTGTTAGAAGAACCTAACTCGTTAATGAGTGGGCAAATGCTGCAAGAGAAAATAGCCACACACCTTAAACTCAATAATAATGCATTCATATACATGAAGTTTAATAACGGTATTTTAAGTGAATTGTGGCCTATTCCTTGTACGTCAGTGGAGGCAGTAGAGGACAGCGGGAATAATTTATTCTTAAAGTTTCGGTTTACGAACGGAAACACGCAGACGATACCTTATCAACACATTATCCATTTGCGAAACGACTTTAACGGCAATGATATTTTCGGGGATCACCCAAAGGATGCGCTGCTTCCTCTTATGGAAGTCATAACAACGGTCGACCAAGGAATTGTTTCGGCCGTTAAGAATTCAGCAGTGATAAAGTGGCTGCTGAAATTCAAATCTTCACTGAGGCCGGAAGATATGAAGCAGCAGACAAAAGACTTCACAGAACAGTATTTGTCAATTGATTCGGATATGGGCGGGGCGGCTGCGGCAGATGCGAAATACGACGCTGAACAGGTCAAAGATAACAGTTACGTACCGGATGACAAGCAAATAGCCGGCACTGTCAAACGTGTACAGGCTTTCTTTGGTACGAATGAAAAAATTATCATGAGTACGTACAGTGAAGACGAATGGAACTCATATTATGAAGCTGAAATCGAGCCGTTCGCAATGCAAATGTCTAATGAATACACCCGTAAGCTCTTCTCAAGAAGAGAAAGAGGTTTCGGTAACTCCATTACATTTGAATCAACAACACTTCAGTACGCTTCCATGAGTACAAAACTTAACCTTGTGCAGCTGGTTGATCGGGGAATCTTCTGCGCTAATGACGTTTTGAAAATATTCAACATGCCGCCGATTGAGGGAGGCGACGAATATGTGCGCAGGTTAGATACTGTCCCCGTCACAGATGACAGACAAACTGGAGCGGGAACAAGTGAAGGAGGTGAAACAGGTGACGAAGACGATAAAGGAAAACTTGAAAACGATCCTTCAAGTGAAGAACGTGACGGAAACTAGCGCTGATCTGTATTTCTACGGTGACATTGTTTCCTCCTGGTGGGGGGCTTGGGATGATACAGATCAATATCCCGATGCCGTGAAAAGCTTTTTAGACAACGCCAAGGGGAAAGACTTGAACATTTACATTAACAGCGGTGGCGGCTCGGTTTTTGCGGGAATCGCTATTTACAATATGATCAAGCGTCACCAAGGATATAAAAGGGTCTATGTTGATGGATTGGCTGCGTCCATATCCTCTATTATTGCGCTGGCCGGAGACGAGACGTATATCCCGAGGAATGCGTATTACATGGTTCATAAACCATGGTTTACGGTTACCGGGAATGCTGATGATTTAAGGACACATGCAGATGTTTTGGACACTGTAGAATCAGGCGTGATGAGCATTTACATGGAAAATGCAAAAGAAGGCGTCACAGAGGAACAAATAAGACAAATGCTTACAGAGGAAACATGGCTTACAGGTGAAGAGGCTTCACAATATTTTAACGTAAGAGTATCGGACGAAGTGGCGGCGGTCGCTTGTGTTTCTGACATGTATAAAGAATTTAAGCATACGCCAAAAGCATTAACGACCCAACAGCCAGAAGATAGATCAGCGGAGTACATGTTTTCATTTTAAAACATAACGGGAGGAATCACACATGGATAAAATCAAAGAGATTCAAGCGAAAATCGAAGCAAAAGAGAAAGAAGGAAAGGAGCTTGTCAAGGCTAAGAAATTTGATGATGCTGAGAAAATCAAAGCTGAATTAGATGATCTTAAAAATGAGCTTAAAGCCGAAATCATGTTCATGAAGGATGATGAATCACACTCCTTAGTTGCACAAGCGAACCTCTTTTCATCCGCGGAGGCTCTTAACAGCGGGAGGCAAAACGGACAAACAGTTGCATCTTTCGGAGGGGCACAACCGGAAAAAAAGCTGAGTGCTTCTAAAGAATATCTAAACGCCTGGGCGAAGGATTTACGCGGCGACAAGCTAAATGAACAAGAACGCGAAGTTTTTGACAAAGTAAATAATGAATTTCAGGCAGCTTTCACACACACGACTGAAAACACAGGGATTTTAATTCCTGACACGGTTGCAGCGGGTATATGGAAGCAAATTGAAGAAGATCATCCATTATGGGACGATGTGACGACAACAAGAATCAAAGGGAACCTATCTTATACTAAAGGCCTTGGAGCCACAAATACAAAAGATTGGTATGACGAGGCAACGGAAACAGAAGATACAGAATTACAATTCGGAGAATTAAATTTAACTGGATGCGAGCTTTCTCGCTCTGTGAGCCTTTCTTGGAAGCTGCGCGCGATGGCCGTCGAGGACCTTGTACCGTATGTTCAAGAGCAACTTGCTACGTTATTGGGACAGGCGCTTTCATATGCAGTATATAGCGGAAAGGGCAAACCAAGCGGAACTGAAACATTCAAGCCGGAGCCGCAAGGAATTCGGACGGCACTTGCTGCTCAGGCCGAGAAGCCACAAATAGAAACTTATACATCTCTCAAATATGAAAACTTGACTGCAGCAATGTCTAAAATTCATTCGAAATATGCAAATGGCGTGACTTTTTATGCCGACAACAATACAGTGTGGAATGTTTTAGCGAATTTGGTTGATCAAATGGGCCGGCCTTTATTTGTCGCTGATGTTACGACTGGCGGGGTAGGCCGCATTTTTGGCCGAACTGTCAAAGTAGATGCGTCAATTGACGAGGGAGAAATTTTGCTTGCCAATCTTGGACAGGGGTACAAAGCAAATGTTAACCAAGACATTTCTATTGTTACAGATGAGCACGCGAAAAAACGAAAAGTCGAATATGTCGGGTATGCAATTGTTGACGGTGGCGTCATTGACGAAAAAGCATTTGCAATCCTGACAGATGAAGTCTAATAAATAAAGAAAAGGGGGCTTAAACGATGTATAAGGTCATTGTCCCTTTCCGGGATAAAACAACCAAAAAGCGTTACGAAAAAGGCGATACTTTCCAGAGTGATGACGCGGAGAGAATCGCCTTTTTAATTTCAAAAGGAAGGCTTGAACAGCCCTTAACAGAAGAAGCGGCTGAACAGAAACAAATAGAAAACAAAGACCAAAAGGAAACCAAGACGAAAGGCAAAAAAGGCAGCAAGTGATGTTTGAATCTGTCAAACGGTCACTAAGAATAACACATAGCTTTTTGGATGATGAGATTCATGAGCTGGTAGCAGCAGCCCGACAGGATTTAGTTCAGTCGGGCGTTTCTGCTTCTAAAGCCGAAAGTGAAGAAGACCCTTTGATTAAGAGGGCCGTTATCACTTATTGTAAAGCGAATTTTGGCCTATCAAACGTTGATTCTGAGAAATATCAGCGGTCATATGACATGTTAAAGAATCATTTAGCGTTAGCGAGTGATTACAATGTATAGCGACGTAATAGAGCTGGTAGGCGTTGTTAATCTCGGTGAGGATGATCTAGGTCAGGAAATAGAAAAAGAAGTGCCTCGGCAGGTTTTCTGTGACAGAAAGAGCATACCGCAAAATGAATTTTTTCAAGCCGGCATAAGCGGAATAAAAGCGGCTCATATGTTTGAAGTGTCTACACTGGATTATCAAGACGAAACGAAAGTACGTTATAACGATAAAATCTATTATGTTTATCGTGTGTATGAGAAAGCAAATGAACGAGTTGAATTATATTGCGAGGTGAAGGCGCGTGGCTAACAGCATCTCTTTAAGTGAACTTCATAAGAGGCTAAAAACTACAGGCATTCCAGTTTCTTATTCCCATTTTAAAGTTTCAGATGGAAAGCAGGCCCCACCCCCGCCGTACATTCTGTACTTCGAAACGGAAACCTTTGGTTTTTACGCGGATAACAAAGCATTTAAAAAGATTAGAGCTGTAGAGATTGAGCTTTACACAGTTTCAAAAGACTTAGAAAAAGAAGAGTTAATCGAAAAACTGCTGGAAGACGCAAATCTATCTTACCAACCAAGTGAAACGTTTATTGAAGCTCAGCAAGTCTTTCGAAGAACTTATGAAGTGTGGGTAAGTTAATGAGAATTTCTGCACAAATGCAAGGAATTGACGAGGCAATTGCGCGGTTGGAGCGAGCAGGAAAGGACATAAAAAAAGCACAACCTAAAGCTCTGCGAGCTGGGGCGAAGATTCTTGCAAAAGCAATGAAAGACGAAGTGAATGTTTCGAATATTGATCACGTGCACGTGAAAGATGACATAAAAGTCCGTCAAACACCTAAACGAAACCGCATCTACCCGGATGCGGTTTCGTTTGATATTGGGCCAGGTAAAGAAACAGCCTGGCGCGCAAAGTTTAACCATGACGGGTACATTGCGAAAAATGGGCGTTATGTGAGCGGAAATCCATTTGGAAGCAAAGCCTTTAAAGCTAAAAAGAGCGCTATTAATCAAGCTGTTTTAAGAGAGCTTCAGCGAGAACTTAGATAATAAGAATGGAGGAATAACATATGACAACAGTTATGGTAGGTTTAGAGAATCTTGTATACAGTGAATTGACGGAGAAGGGAAAGGATTTTTCCTATGGTCCGGTAAAACCATTTGCGCCTGCATGCGGGGCGAAGGTGGATACAAATACAGATTCTTCAACTGTTTACGCAGACAACGGCCCTGTTATTGTCCTTTCATCTACAGGAGAAACAAAAGTGACAATTGAAACAACCGAAATCCCGCAAGATGTTTTAGCATTTATAACAGGCCAAAAGTTGGTTGACGGGGTTATTGTGTGGAGACAAGATGCGGTCCCTCCTTACATTGCCCTAGGGTTCACCGGCACAAAAGAAGACGGGAATGTCCGTCATGTGTGGCTTGTTAAAGGCCGTTTTTCTATTCCGTCTACTGACTGGAAAACAAAAGAAGATAAACCCGATCCGCAAAAAGAAACAATCGACGGGACTTTTGTTCAACGTAGCGATAAGGTCTTTAAAATAACCGGTGACAGCAGCACAGAAGGCTATGAAAAATACCGTGATATCTTCTTTAAAGAAGTATTTGATGTGAAACAACTCGATAATGTAGAAAGCGAAACATCCAGCAAAGTAAGCACAACTAAAACAAGCGGAGGTGCTGCGTAATGTCTAAACCGTTAGAAATCACATTGAGAATAGATGGACAAGACCGAACTTTTCATCAAGAATTTGTGATGTTAAAGTACAAACGAAAGGCGTTAGAAATTGAGCTGGATGCCCAAAAAGGAGATGCTGAAGCCACGGAAATTGAATCGCGGCAGCTCAACCTTATATGGGAAGTATTCGGGAAGCAATTCACCAAAAAGCAGCTTGAAGAGGGTCTAAACGCAATTGATTACCATGATGTCATGTACAATATCATCGGTGTTGCCCTATTGGGCTACCCGACAAAGGAAGAACTCGAGGCAAGGAAAGAAGAAAATGATCTGGGAAAGTTAGTCGAAAAACTGATGAAGGAGCAAGCTCAAAGCCAGTAAAGGGAGTTACGCTGGAACAAGCATACGGCAAGATTAAAACACTTTATTTGCAGTTTATGCGTCAAGGATGGTCTATGTCTCAAATTGATGACACCGACTATCCTTTTTATATTGAGCTCCTTAATCATGTGCCGGAAATGGAAAGCGAAGAAAAGAAAGAAGAAGCCAAGCCGAAATATGTGCCAATAGACAAAGTATTCTAAGGAGGGGAAGCCGTGGCAGCCAGTGAAGTAACAAATATGATTATGCGTTTAGGTTTTGATGACGGCGGCACATCTGCGGGCATTGAAAACGTGGCCGAGAAAATGGCGCTTGTCAGAAGCAGCATGAAAGCTACAGCTTCCCAACTTGGAGCCTTTGGTGATGAGTCGGATAAACTCAGGCGCAAGCAAGAAGACCTTTCCCAGCTCTATGAATTGCAAGGAAGCAAGGTTGACCAGTTAAAGAAAAAGTATGAAGTATTAGCAAAAGAAAAGGGCGAGAATTCAAAAGAGGCTCTACAACTTGCGCGAGTAATTAACAACGAAATCACTCATTACAATCAACTTGATCGCGCTTTACGCTCAACTACTTTGGAGATTAACACCAACAATTCAGCGTGGACTAAAGCAGGTAAGAGTCTGCAGGAGTATGGCGAACGCATACAATCAACTGGCAGCAAAATAAAAACTGTTGGAACCGTTGGTTTTGCCGGGATTACGGCTCCGGTGGCTGCCCTTGGAGTTATGGCAATTAAGTCGGCGAACGACGTAAAAAAAGCGCAAGGAACCATACAGGCACAAATGGGCCTCACCAAAGAAGAAGCCGAGAAATTAACGAAGGCGGGCACAAACATTTGGAAAGAGGGTTTCGGGGAGAACGTCGGCGAGGCTACGAGTGTTATCAGTATTGTTCGACGAAACATTAAATCCCTCGGCGACGCGTCGGCCGAGACGGTCGAAAAAGTCACCAAAGACACAATGACGATCGCGGAATCATTTGATCAAGAGGGAAACGACATCACGAAATCAATTAATGCTATGCAAAACTCTTTTGATAATCTTTCCGTGGATCAATCTATGGACATGATTACGTCCGGCTTCCAAAAAGGCCTAGACTATTCCGGAGAGTTTTTGGATTCTATTAACGAGTATTCCAATCAATTCTCAGCAGCGGGCTTTTCCGTCGAGCAGATGTTCTCTATTTTCGAGGCAGGGGCGGAAACCGGAGCCTTCCAACTTGATAAAGTCGGTGACCTGGTCAAAGAGATGAACATCCGTCTGTCAGACGGCAGCGCAGGCGACGCGATAAAGACGTTATCAAAACATACGCAAAACCTTTATGCCGAGTTTAAAAAGACTGGTAAAGGCGGGGATCAAGTATTCACCGCCATCATGAAAGATATTGACGGCATGTCCAACAAAAGTAAAGCGTACCAGGCTGGACAGGCCATTATGGGAACGCAGTTTGAAGATTTAGGACAAAAAGGCGTTTCAGCGCTTGCGAATGTCAAAAATAGTTTCTCTGACGTAGAGGGAGCAACGAAAAAGGCAGGGGAATCCCTACGAGATAACCTGAGTGATCGGGCCGTTAAAGCTTTCCGGGAACTACAAACCAACCTTATACCGGTTGGGGAAATTCTGATGGACAAACTGGAGCCAGCCTTGCAGAAAACCGGTGAAGTAATTGGCGATTTTACAGAATGGTTCCATAACCTTTCACCATCCATGCAGAATACCGTGGTCATCGCTGGACTGGTGGCGGCCGCATTTCCCCCGGTTGTAATTGCATTGGGGGCGGTTGTCTCAAGCGTTGGAAAAGTAGTCGGCGCCATCGGGCGGGGTACGGCTGCATTCGGCCGATACCGTGCGGAAGCAGCTCTGACACGCACTTCTACTGCTCAACTTGCTGCGGCCAATGCTGCGGCATCCGTAAGCCTCGCCAAAACCAACACGGCCGTTACTCGTAATACCAAGGGCTTAGGTGCTTTACGCGGAGCCTCAACCGTAGCGGGCGGCGCAATGACAATGTTCGGCGGAAAATGGGGCAGTGTATTAGGCATAGCAACCATGTTTTTGCCTGAAATCTTAAAAGGCGGAAAGTCACTTTTAAGCTTTGGCGGAAACGCGTTAAAGGCTGGATCGGCTGCATCCACATTGGGAACGGGCGCAGCACAGACGACAGGCCGATTTGCCAGTTTAGGAGGCAAGGCGCTGGGCCTTGTGAAAAACTTCGGCAGTGTGGCAAGAATTGCGGGAGTGGCCCGCCTTGGGTTCAGTGCGCTGGGTGGCCCCGTTGGTCTTGCGATAACCGGGGTGTCATTACTTGCTGAAGGCGGATATAAGTTGTATAAGCACTTGAAAGAAGAGCAGATCCCGGCGCTGGACAGTTTCGGAAACAAAGTATCTGAATCGACCACTAAAGCCGTTCTCGGTTATAAAAACTTGAACGATAAAGCGACTGAACAGCTAAACTTGCTGAATTGGTCAGGACAAAAAGTATCGAAAGAAGCCGCGGCCAGTATCGCCAAGAATTTTAGCGATATGGGAGATAAGATAAAAACCAGCATTCAGACCAAAGGGAACGAAAGTTATCAATCGCTGAGTCAATTTCTTGCCAGCAGTAAAACCTTGAGCAACAAAGAACAGCAGGCCATTCTGGACAACGTGAAAAAGAAACAGGATGATCAAACGAAAAAAGTCAACGATGCACAGAATCAGATCAAAGCTATTTTGACCAAGGCAAGTAATGAGAAACGTTCTTTGACCAAGGGAGAACAAGAAAAAATCAATTCGATTCAAAGGAATATGATGAACACGGCCGTAAAAACAATGAGTAAAAATGAGGCTGAACAGAAAATGATCTTGGGCCGGCTTAAAAACGAATCTGCAAATATCACAGCCCGGCAAGCTGCTGACACAATCAAAAACAGCATAAAAGCCCGTGACGGCTCCGTGAAAGAGGCAAAAAAGAAGTACAACGAGACAAAAAAAGCAATTGAATATGAAAGGGACGTCACCGGCTCTATCAGTAAAGAACAGGCTGATAAAATGATTAAAGAAGCCAAGCGACAGAAGAGGGATTCCGTCGCCCAAGCCGAAAAAATGCACAAAAAAGTCGTTGCAGAAGCAAAAAAACAAGCGGGTGAACACGCTGACGAGATTAACACCGAAACCGGTGCTGTTAAGACGGGCTGGGATAAAATGATGGATAAAGTAGGAAGCGCATGGGACTGGATCAAAAATCTTTTTTCTGGCGGAGAAAAGAAGTCCAAGCCCAAAGAATCTGCACCTAAAACGGCGGGCCGGTCATTGGGCGGCGCTCAAAAAGGAGCGTACGCAAAAGGGACACCATCAAGCGGTCACCCAGGCGGCCTTGCCATTACGAGCGAAAAAGGCCGTGAATTGATTCATGAGCCGGGCGTTGGTACGTACTTATCAGGCGATAACGGTCCCGAAGTGCGAAACCTCCGGCCAGGTTCTTCTGTCCTTCCGAATCATCACACCGAACGCTTGTTGAAAACTTACGGTTTCCCTGGTTATGCAGGAGGCGTAGGTAAATATTTTGACTGGATCATCAAAGGATCAAAGTTTTTGTGGAATAAAGCATCTGGTATGTTTGGCATTTCTGATCAAATGATACCGAACTGGTTCACCAAGAACAGCGGAAGCCCATTGAAAGCCATTGGTTCCCTCGCGCGAAAAGGTGTTGACAGCCTCATGGGTTCCGTCGGCTCATTTTTTACTGGTGGTGGCGGTTCTGCTGCCGTCAAAAAATGGGTTGCTCAAGCGTTAGCGATAAAGGGCCTCGGTGCTCAATATGCTGGCGCATTGGAAACCATAGCAATGAAGGAGTCGGGCGGAAATCCTAATGTCGTAAATAGATGGGATTCGAACTGGAAAGCAGGCCACCCATCACAAGGGTTAATGCAGTTCATCCCAAGTACCTTTAATGCCCATAAAGAACCGGGTCATGGGAATATCAAAAACCCTATTGACCAAATTCTTGCGTCTATCAACTATTTGAACAGTAGATACGGCGGGATCTTGAACCATCCCGGGCTTGTTTCAATGGCACGCGGCGGCCCATACGTTGGTTATGAATCGGGCGGCACGTCTCCGGGGGCAGGGGGGATGAAGCTTGCTGCTCTCAATGAACGGGGATATGACGAGCACATTATAACGACTGATCCGAAATATAGGGAGCGCAGTATTGGAATATGGGCGAGGGCAGGCCAAGAGTTGGGGGTTTCTGCTTCGAGTCTTCCGCAGCTTCCTTCAATCGAGCCAATCACGCAGCGTCAAGACAAACAAATTGCATTACTGCAGGAACAAAACAGCTTTTTAAAGACCATTGTTACGTCTGTCCAAAACGGCATTACCGCGGTCGTGGACGTTGACAAAATAGGGCAGGCAGTCGGGGAAAGATCGGAAAAAATTCTCAATCAGAAATTGCTTTTACAAGGAGTTTAGTGATTCTATGAAAGAATTAGACTTAATATTAAGTGACGGTTCATTATTAAGCGAGCGCCTTGAGGGTGTCTCGCTTCTTTCATTTAGACCCGCAGCGCCAAAATACGAGTGGAATACAACGTTTACCCACCCTTTGAGGAATGGGATATTGATGCCGAAGAGCAAGAATAAAGGGCGTTTTACTGAACGAAAAATTCTGATCAAACTATATATCGAGGCTCGTAATTCACAACATTTTCATCTCATTAGGGATGACTTATATCGGTTGTTCACCGGAAAAGACCCTTTCTATATCGGGTATACGTATCAGCCGAATAAAAGATGGCTGGTCACCGGGCAAGAAGATTTTTTCGTTGAGCAGGATGGTTCTCGCACATATAAAGAGCAGGACATCACCCTTACCGACATTCAAGGTTTAGCAGAATCCCTGTATGATACGTCACAGCCGGTTAAAGCCGGGGAAAGATGGAGCCTTAACATGATAAAAGGAACCGATAACCCTGTCTATTCCTTCAAAAATAAAGATCATTTTGAGGTGTATAACTTGGGGGATGCTGACATATCTCCAATTGATCATTCCTATAACGTGGAAATGTATCTGGAGGGGAAAGACATTCAGATTGTGAATGAAACGACCGGGGACAGCTATACAATAATCGGCAGTCAATCAAAGAAAAACAAGCTGACGATACTTAAACATTACACGTTGAAAGGCTCTACTATCATCGGCACAAAGGGAGCGTGCTTCCCTCCGTTACAGCCCGGGAAAAATAAAATAAGAATTATCGGAGCCACATACAGTGAAATTAAATTTATCATGCATTTTTATTACAAGTAAGGATGATGCGTTTTGAATGAAATGTATGTCATGGACAGGCTGACAAATATGTCATATGAAATAACGGACGCTGACCCGTTAATAACGGACCGAATAGACGGAACAAAAGATTTATCGTTCTCTCTGCAGCTATTAGAAAACAATGTGATTCCCTTCAATGCAATTGTGGGGAGAAATTTCATTGTCATTGACGAGATAAAGCATAAAAAGCAGCGCTATTTTATCAATTCTCCCACCCTGAGTCAGTCAGGCGAACAGCTGAACAAAAGCGTAACAGCAACACATATTTATGTTTTTCGCCTTGGGCGGCACTACAGAAGCGAAGTATTGTCCGGAAAAAAGTTTTTACAAGATGCCTTAACGTTTGCACTAAAGGGAAGTGGGTTTACTTTTGAAATTAAGCCTGACGCTCAAAGCATCCCGGCTCAAAAGCTTGATAATTTTGGGAATAAGTATTCGTTAGAATTGATGACCGATATTATCACCATATATCAAATTGAGCTGGACGTTGATAACACTCACATTTACGTTTATAAGAAGATGGGTTCACAGCTCAAGAAAAAGTTACATTCCGGTGTGAATTTGACCTCGTTACAGATCACAACCTCAGAAGACAACACGTATACCCGTATTAAAGGTTACGGGAAAAAGAAGGAAGAAAAAGACATAAAGGGTGACGAATCCATTTCCTATGAGAAAAAAACTGGGGAATGGTCGTTTGACGCTGCTTTAAAGGCGGATGTAACCAAAAAAATTGGTGCTACATTCGCTTTTTTATTTACAGGAACCGGATTTGCTTTCAAAACGCTTGTTTCCAAGCTCGGTGGCAAATGGGAATTTAAAATTGACGGAGACCAAACAAAAACCATCTCTGCTTATCAAAATTCAGATCCCATCGAAAAAACGTTTGAAGTGGTTCGCGGACTGGATTCAAAGCAGCATAAAGTGGTTGCCACCTTCAAAGGGAAAGACAGCAAAAACCCAAACACGAAAGGAGCAAAAGGTGCGGCTCCGGTTATGTATCTATTACGGGGAAATATATTGGACATTTTCAGATCCTTTAAGAACGAGAATGAAGAATATGTTTTCCCGCCTGTCATTTATATTCATCCCAAAGAAAACGAGTATCTGGTAGAGGGGCAACCGTCTTGGGCGCCGGACTATTCGGACGACACAATTACAAAAGAGTCTGACATGCTGGAAGTGTTAAAAACAAAGGTTAACCCCTTTTCTGAAGTCAGTCATTCCGTTGATTACCATGAGGTTTTTGAGTTAATAGACATCGAGGAACCGGTATCGAAAGGCGATTCTATCAATGTGTATGCGGAAACAGCATTAAATGGCGTGACTTTTGAAGATACAATCCGAATTACTGCGGTTACTTACAACCCGAGAAATTTAACTCAGGCGCCCACCTTAACCATTGATGGAGGGAAGAAAACCCCGGAAGATCGCATGGCCGAAGAGAAGAAAAGGGCAAGGCAAACAGAGCGATCTATCAAGGCCATACAAAGCAATTATGAAGCTCAAATTTCAGCAATGAAAAGCGAGCTTCAGCAGGCAATTGCAAATAGTCAAACAAGTAAATACCCGCAAACGTTCCCGTATGCTCTTCAATTTGAGAATGGTATATGGTCTGTTTCTTCCGGTGCCTCTGTCTCCGTAGTGGGGAAAAAGCTCATTCTTTATTGTGATGATGAAATTCAGATCAAATATGTCTCTTCTGAAACCTCATCATTGTTAAAGCAGAAGGGCATTGCCGTTTCGGTAGATTATGAGGGAAATACGACGGATCAATTTGGGGTGTCATTTTATCAGAATGGGGAGCAAATAAACCCATCAGCAGTACCGGACCATGCCCAACTAACTGTCCTGATTAATGGATTATTGGAGGAATGAGAAAATGGTTTCACTAAATAAAAACCATACGATCGACCCTGCATCCCGCCTTGTCAGCACATTAAATGAAAATGCAAGGCTCGCAGAATCGGCCATAAATGAAAACAATGACAAATTATTAGCACACAAAAACGCGGAAGTCGCCCATACATCGGCACAGGTCGATCATGGCGGCTTTTCTGTTTCAAATCGGCTCACCAACCTTTTTGCGAGAATCACAAATTTAATTGTCAATCATGACGGAAGCGATGTAAAAGAAGTCGTCGACGCCCGGGTGACGACTGACGGAGAGATTGTGGCCACGGTGAAGGACCGATTAGATTTAGAGTTTAATAGGCTCAACAAAAAAATAAAGAGAGTTGTCAATGTGGATGACTTCGGAGCCGATCCGACAGGGGCAACGGACAGCACCGAAGCATTTAAAAAAGCATTTGGAAAAGGGAAAGTCGAGGTGAACATGTCAGCAGGCCTGTATGTCGTTCGAGGCTTGAAAATTCCTTCATGGGTTCGCCTTGTCGGTCAAGGTATCGGCGGCACATTTTTAATTTTAAGCGATGATGCTCCGGCCTCGGAATGGGTTATCACAAACGCGGACTATGAGAAAGGGAATCGAAACATTCACCTCGAAGGATTTTCAACCAACTGGAACCAAGAACGGCAGGGCGGTTTAAGGGCGACAGGCGGGCAGCATTCCACATGTGTTGCCTTTGCAAACACAAAATTTCTGTGGATCAAAAACATTGAAACGATCAATCCGGCCCTGCATGGGATTGATATAACAGCGCCTACCTATGACCATTTGCCGGATACTGACTATACAAAAGACGGGTGTAAGTATGTATGGATAGATAGCTGTGTCAGTACAGGATATGGGGATGACGGCATCACGACCCATTACAGTGAATACATTTTTATTTCTAACTGCCATTGCACCAACCCGACAGGCATCGCACACGCGGCGGGGCAGGCTAATTCAAACGGTATTGAAATTGATGATGGTTCTAAAAATGTGTGGTTGCTCAATAACTACACGGAAGGGAATATCCGCGGCGTTGAAGTCAAAGCCCATACAGAATGGCCGGCCTCTCAAAACGTCCATATTATCGGACACGTTTCTTTTCGTGATGTCCGTTCTTATGATTTGCGTCATATCGGGCACCACAAAGCAGAGGATCAGGAAAGCACCACAGCATTTAACGTCACTTTAACAGACTGTACAGCGATTGAACCCGTTTATAACGATCTGTATACCGGGGTTACCCCTCGCGCGCTTGTTGTTTCGGCCTATAGAAATGTGCAAATTGTTAATTTCACTGCGATCGGTGATCCTAATTATGACTACAAAGATCAGCCGGCCGTTGCCTTTCAGTATCGCTGCAGTAACATCACGGTTAATGGCATAAAAATGAAAGGCTTTAAGAAAGCGTCCCATGATATACGAGTCATCGGCGGCGCGCAAAAGGCTGATTTTGTGAAAATCTCCAATTTCGATATTTTCGATTCTGCGCCCGTGGGTATTGAGCTGGGCGGCGGTGTGTATCACTCAAATGTGATGAATGGGACACTGATCGGCAAAAACGGTTCAATAGGAATTAAGTCACCCAACAACCAGACAACCATTGTAGGCGTAGAGGCAGCAGGATATAAGGTTCCAGCTAAATTGGCCGGAAGGGAATACAGTACGGTTCCGACAAGAGTAAAAGGCGGATTTATGGGCGGCAATACTTCCGGGTCTGCCTTGCATGAAGCAAGCGCCATTTTGGCCGGTACAGGCGACAACGTCGCCAAAGGCCCCGCCAATGTCCTGCTGGGCATCCGAGGTGGCTCCACCACAGAGGGATCGCGTCAGGCGCTAATTGCCGTCAATAACTGTCACACAAAAGGCGAAGGCAATTCACGTGTCGGCTTGGCTTCAAACAACGTCACATTCAGAAAAAGTTACTCCGTGGGGGGCGGCTATGATGCTCTAAGATGGTTGATAGAATCCATTTCAGGTAACGCGACCTTTGCGGGCACTGTTACAGGCGGTTCTACCTTCTCAGATTACGGGGAATATTTCGAAAGCGAAGACGGCAAAGCCATTCCGACAGGAACACTCGTAGCGCTGCGGGGCGATAAAATAGCACCGGCCCAAGAAGGCGATGCGATTATAGGTGCCATTTCAGAAACGGCAGCCGTGGCGCTTGGGGAATCTTCTTTCCATTGGCAGGGCCGTTACTTACGGAATGAATTTGGCGGCCTGATTTACAATGAAATACACGTGCCATTCACAGACGAAAACGGGCAAAAACGAATTGAGGTTCGTAAGCTGCCAAAAGAAAACCCTGATTATAAGCCAAAGCTTGAAGACGAATATATGTCAAGAGCAGACCGGCCGGAATGGAACATTGTCGGACTGATCGGACAAGTTCATGTGAAAATAGATGCCTCTGTCCATGCTGGCTGCTCACTTAATGCGGTGAATGGCATTGGAACAAAGGCGGAAAATAGAGGGCATGGCATTGTTATGAAAATCACTACACCATTTGACGAGAAAATCGGGTACGGAATCGCCAAGGTTCTTGTATTCCCGCAGAATTAAGGAGGGAAGCCACATGTACAAAACGGGCGTCGTTGCATTTGATATAAACGCGAACCGGACAAATGGGCGAACCACGAGCATTCAATTCATGACACAGGACACGGGCAGCGCAAAGCTGTCTTTTTCTTTTACAAAGGATGGTGTACCGTTGCCTCTGTCAGCAGTAGATGCAAAAATTGTTCTTCTGTATGCTGACGGATCGTTTTACAAAAAAAGCCTTACCCTCACCGATAAGGTGAATGGAAAGGCGGAATATGTGCTTTCAGATGCAGAGCTTAAACATTACGGAACAGTTAAAGCTGAGATCAAGCTATATTACGCGAATGGGCAGGCGCTGGCAACCTCATTTTTTACTTTTTCTATCGCCAAAACGTTAGAAGATCAGAATATTATTCCGACAGCTGACTATTACATTGACGATTTTGAAACGCTGAAAGACGGGATAAACCACATCGTCCAAGAAATCAGCCAGACTGTCGAGGAATTGAGAAAGAAATTTGCTGACTTGGAAGCCATTGAAACGAAAGAGGGCGCGCAGCAAAAGGCAGATGCTGCAGAAGAAAACGCCAAGTCTTATACAAACGATCATGCAAAAGATAACGTGAAACACATCACGGCTGCCGAGCGAAAAGAGTGGAATGCCAAGGAAACCCCTTCCGGCGCGCAAGATAAAGTAAACGCCCATGCGAAAGATGCCGTTATACATGTTTCTGCAGCTGATCGGAAAGCTTGGGACAGCAAGGAAACAGAAGACGGAGCACAGGATAAAGTCAATATCCATGCAAGTAACACGGATATCCATGTTACAGCTGAAGACCAAGCTTATTGGGATGACATGACCCGGCAGTTTAAAGCCCACAACTACAATCAAGAACGGCATATCTCGGCAGCTGAACGGAAGACATGGAACGGGGCTGCCACCTATGCCAACATCATGCTGAAGAACGGGGCCGCCGCAGGGACGCGGACACCGATGTACGCAAAGTGGGGGGCATTTTTAATCTTACGAGGGCATGTGAAAACAGACGCCGAAATCATATTCGGCTCCATCCCCGCGGAATACGCACCTGCTGGCGGTTCCGTTATAACAGTGCCGTTAAGTGGTACAGGCGGCACGGCCAATTTAATCATTTATGATAATGGAGATTTAAAAATAAAATACCCGGACCCGGCGGACTCAGGTAAGATGGGCGGAGGCTACTATCTGGATGTGGTCGTGGGCTTTCAGGAAGGAGGGACAGCATGATTCAGGTGTATGAATACGATGAAAATTTTATTTTGACCAAACCTGTTCGAATTGAGCCAGACGAAGAAGGTAATTATACAATCCCTGAGAATTGTACAACGGTACAGCCCCCGCCTTTTTTCAAAGCCATGTTTCAACCCGAAGAGCAAAAATGGACGGAGGCAGCCTCACAGGAAGAGATTGAGGCGATCCATCGTCAAGCCGAACAAGAAAAGGAGCCTTTGCCTATTGATCTTTTAAAGGTGCAAAACGCAAAATTATCGCTCCAAGTTGCTGCTGCAGAAAAAGAAAACGCCCAACGGCGACAACGGGAGGCGGATACGGCTTTGTTAATCGCCCAGCTGCAAAAACAGGTCAGTGAATTGAAGGAGGGGAAATAGAGTGGCTTCATATCCCGAGTTTGCAGACATTAAGCAGTTCTATGATTGGAAGTGTTATTCGGACGACGATATAAGAACCTATGTGGAAATTGAATGGATAACGGCTGATCAATTTAAAGAGATTACCGGAAAAGATTACACAACGAACGCTGAATAAGCGTTTTTATTTTGCCTCGAAGGAGGTGATAACAATTGGAGGGAATACACGTGTGGATGAATTTTGAAAGCTTACAGATCGCAAGAACATATCTTTTCGGGGAGGTGAAATACCTTGACTTACTTCTGATCCTCAGCATTTTGGATGTCATCACCGGCATTATCAAAGCGTGGAAAATGAAGCAGCTCCGGAGCCGCAGCGCGTGGTTCGGATATGTCCGGAAGATGCTCAGTTTTATGGTGGTCATAGTCGCAAACATTATTGACACGATAACAAATTTGAACGGTGTTCTGACCTTTGGAACCGTTCTTTTTTATATCGCAAATGAGGGCCTGTCCATCACGGAAAACTTGGCACAGATCGGCGTTAAAATTCCGGCCGTCATCACTGACCGGCTCCATGTAATTGAAAGCGACAACGATCAGAAAACAGAAAAAGACGATCAGGCAGCAGGTTAAACCGGCTGCTGTTTTTTGAATCCAAAAACAGAATGGGAGAGATTTTTATGTCAGCATACAGAAATCAATATATTGATATTAACAAATGGACGCGGCCGGGAATCAAAAACAACGGCGTGAAGAAACTGGTGGTGCATTACACGGCAAACCCCGGCGCGCCTGCTGCCAATCATTACAGATACTTTGGTCAAACGCTCCCCGCACAGAACAGAAATCTGTCTGAGAAAAAACAGACGTTTGCATCGGCACATATCTTTGTAGATCGTACAGAGGCTATTTGCATCATTCCGTTGAATGAGGTGGCCTATCATGCGAATGACGTTCAGCAATTCGTTAACGGGCAGCCTTACCGGGGTGTCGCGGCGTTGAAACCGAATGCAAATTTCTTATCTATCGGCGTGGAGCTTTGCATTGAAAAGAACGGCACTTTCCATCCGGATACCATTGCCCGTGCAGAACAAGTCTGCGCTGAGCTATGCAAGAAGTTTAAACTTGACCCGATCAATGACATCGTGCGGCACTATGACATTACACACAAAATCTGTCCGGCCCCATGGGTAAGCAGATCACAAGGGTTTACTGATTTCAAGAATGGAGTAAAAGCACGATTAGGTGGAGTAGTAATTAACAAACCAACTAACAACAAATCAAAAACCAACACCGATTCGAATAAAGGCCGTTTCATCAAAAACACGGTGGTTTCAAGTGATGGCCTTGTTCTACGTACACAACGGAGCTCCTCTTCTTCCATGGTTCTCAACCTGCCGAATGGTACGGTTGTAAAATATCAGCTTGGATCAACTGTCAACGGATGGGGATATGTTGAATACACCAATTCAAAAGGCCAGACATTCCACGGATATGTGAATGTCTCCTATATCAAAAGCGATAAAGAGCTGAAAAGCGGCGGCAAGAAGAAAGCAACATCGTCAAAGCCTAAATCCACTCAAAAATCGAAATTCAGCCTGCCTGCGGGTACTTTTAAAGTCACAAGCCCATTGACCCGAGGGGAGGCCGTAAAACGGATTCAGACAGCGCTGGCGGCTCTTCATTATTACCCGGATAAAAGTGCAAAGAATTTCGGAATAGACGGCGCATATGGCCCGAAAACAGCGAATGCGGTCAAACGATTCCAGTCCATGTATGGCCTGTCTGCTGACGGCATCTATGGGCCGAAGACAAAAACAAAGATCGAAGCGCTTCTGAAATGAAAATGAGCAGGCATTAGGCCTGCTCATTTTGTTTTAAGTCATTTGTTAGGTATTCTATATCTTGTATGTACCGTTGTATAGTTTCCTCAATTGCATCTCTTACAACCCGAGGGTAACCCTTTTCACCTTCCTGTTTCTGCTCCTTCTTCAGTTCTTCTAAATCCTCTTTAAACAATTTAATAGCAGTCTTTTTTTGGTCAACATTCATATGATTGTAAATTTTTCTCAT